GACAGGGTCGGTCTCCGATTCCAAGGCCATAAGATGGCCAAGAGTAAGATCGGCAAAGTGGGCGGGAAGGCGGAGCTCCATATTCTTATAACTCATGGGGGGTGATTTTCTCAAGTTATCCGAGGGCATATTTCCCGAAGTTCGGGTTGGTCTGGTTCCATGTGATGGCGTAGCGGCTCGCGTCGATGAAGTGGTTGAAGGCATCCACGGGTTCGTTGAGGTGGCGACCGTTCTTGTCTTCCTTGTACTTGTAGTTGCGGAGCTCTTTGATGCCGTTGACACTTCGCTCGGTGATGAGGAGGGGACGCGAACGGAGGAAGTCGATACCTGCCCGCACGGAGTCCGGCCCCTTCCTTGCGGGGTGGATGTTGAAGCCGTGCCCGTGAATCTCGTCGATGGACTTGGGTTCGGCGGAGTCGGCCACTATCATGGCCTTGCCTATCTCTTCGTTTCGTAGCGTCTGTGCGATGGCCGCATTGGTGAGGCCCGTGGCATAGCATACCTCGTCGAGGCAGAAGCCGTGGCCGTCGGTGTAGACCTTGACTATAGCTGTGGGGTCGTTGGTGTATCCGAAGTCGAGGCCGAGGTTGAGCAGCTTCCATCCGTCAGGGACTTGGGGTACTGTCTTCCAATGCGTGAGAATAGTGGCACGGGAAACGCCGCGCTCTCCCAAGCCGTAGACGCGCCAGTAGTCGTGGTCGGCTTCTTTGAGTCGTTCAATCTCTTGAACGGTGGACGCGGGGAGGAAGGGGTTGTCGAGGTAGGTGGTCTTGAAGAACTCATGGTCGTCGCGTGTGAGAATGTGGTCGTATATCCAATGGAACTCGTCCGATGGGTTGTAGTCGATGATGGCTTTCCCGGTGGTGCGGAGCATCAGCTGCCTCCAATCTTCGAGGGTGAGCTCGTTTGCTTCATTGACAAAGAGGATGTCGCGCTTGCGTCCCCTGACCTTCTGGGGCTGGTCGACCGAAATGAACTCGACGAGGTTGCCGAAGAGGTAGTAGGTGGCTTCGGACTTGTTGTGAAGCTCGACGTTGTAGATGTCCTCGCGCTCGAGGATTTCGAAGAAGTCACGCATGACCGACGCACGGATCGCGGGGAAGGTCTTGCGGGCGATGGTTATGACGGCCCCGGCGTTCTCGTTGCGATGGCACAGTTCTATGAGGGCCGTGATAATGGAGTATGTCTTCCCGCTCCGCGTGCCCCCTTGGTGTACTTGGATTTTCGCGGGCGAGTTCTTGACGTGGTAGTATGTGGCGGGTTGCCTCACAAGCTATTCAGGAAGTCCTCGTGGCTTTCGTAGTATGTCCACCCCCGCTTCGCATAACCCTTCGACCAATGGTGGTAAACGTATCCATTTATCTTGTAGCATCCAGCACTTGTAATCGTGTAGGCGATGCCGCGTTCACGAAGCATCTTTTCCAACGCCTCTCGTGAGTGACGGCGTGCAAGTTTTTGTCCTTGGCTCATGACACCGAAGAATCATCAGACACGAACCACGAGAGCGGCTTCTTCTCGGCCATCTCAATCTCTTGGCGTTCCACATACCCTCGGTGTTTGCCTTTGGTCTTCAGGTAGAAAATGGTGGCCGCGGGGTTGCCCTGCGAGATGAGTTTGTGCAGGTGGTGTTCGGCGAAGTCCAGGACGACCTCGGGCAGGTTGTCGCACGCCACCTTATAGGCGGGGTCTTCCTTCAGCCACGTGTAGTGTGTCTGCCTTGAGATACCCACCGACTCGCACGCCATCTTGACGACACCCAACGCTTTGGTCAGGGCTTCGACCATCGCTTTCTTTTTTGGGTCTTTGATGTCCACTTCCGTCAAGGAATCATCCTGTCGCAATGCTTGCATGGCTTGGGTTCGTTTGGTTTGTCTTCTTCGGGTTCGGGTTTGTCCCAGTCGATAGGCACACCCCAATCTTGGAGCTGCTCGAGATCGTGGTTTCCGTTTGCCAGCATATCGGTATCCCACTCGCCGTGGTGTCCGTTGTCTTTGAGCATGGCACGCTCTTGTTCCTCCTCGGTCCAGTCGAGCACGATGCACGGCACCTTGTCCCATCCGAGTTCGATGCAGGCGCGGAGCCTTTGGTTGCCCGCGAAGACGACCATGTCGGTGTTGACCATGAGAGGCTTCGCAGTCATGAGTTTCGGATCCTCCTCGATGGAACGCTTGAGAGCCTCCATTTTGTCCTTGCGGATATAGCGAGGATTATTCGGATGCGTCTTCAGCTTGCTGGTCTCGATAAGCGTCGGCTGTGGCAATAACATTGCGAAGGGTTTCTCGTATGTGGTAGTCGTTGACGGCGAGGTTGAGGAGTATCTCCCACGACTCAAGGTTGCGGTAATATGCCCCCATGCTTGCCTCGTCCTCGTTCACTTTCTTCATAGTAAAGACGAGCCAGTCGTCGGACTCGTTGAGTAGGCGTTTGACTTTTCGTATGGTCATGCGTTTGACACTTTGGGGCGGTTATGGTTGACACTTTGGGGTCACATCTTGTGATGTCATGCGTTGAGGAAAATCTGCCACTTGGCGTGGATGTCCTTGTCGTATTCGAGGAGGTGCTTCATATTGCGCTCGCTGTACATGGCGGTGGCATGGTCCCTATCGAGCAACCGCCCGATAGAGCTGTATGTCCACCCGCAGTCGCGAAGGTACTTGCAAATAATTTGCCGCGCCTCGACCTTCTCGCGGTGCCTGTCACGACCTATGACTTCCTCCCATTCTACACCCAAGCGTTTGGCCCCCCGTTTGCACCTGTGGACGGCGACGGTCTTGTCCTTGCTTGTATCGTGCAGGGCTCCTACCTGAAGCCAGACGTGGGTCAGTAGTTCTTTCTGCTCCATTGTACGGCACATACGGCGAGGCGTTGCTTCTCGTTAGGAAATTCGCTGACCATGACCTCGTCGGCCATGCAGCGTGGGATGAAGTCGTCCATCTCTTCGGACGCTTTAGGGATTGGAATCGGCATGGTGTACTATTCTTTGGAGTTCTTTCATGAGGGTCGAGTTGCACGATCCACAACTTGTGGCCTGCTTGTTCGGTCCGAGGTATTTGCGGGCGAGCTCGGTGAGCTCTTCAGCCCTGCGGAGGCGGTTGTCACGTTCGAGAAACTCGCGGATGCGTTCGATGTCTTTGGGTGTGACTGTCGCTTGCCACTTACCCAAGGGACACGACGTTACTTTGAAGCGGGTTTTTGCGGGCATAAAACAGCCGCAGAGAGGGGAGTCGGTGAGGGCTTCCTTGACCAAAGGGCCACAGGAGGCCGTCTTTTCGACGTAGTGCTCGCAGTCACGGCAGACGGCGAGGCGGTCACTTCTGGTTTGTGCGCTGACGAATAACATCTCGGAGCTTCTTCTTTGATTCGCTGATTGATTTGTACAACACGTCGACGTTGATACCAGCCTCTCGCGAGAGCTGTGCCATACTCCACCCGTCAAGGTAAAGAGAAAGGACGGTTCTATCAAACCACGAGAGGTGGTTGGTCATGATCATTGCCTCCTCTTTTTTTATGGCAGCGGTGAGGTCGTAGTCGGAGACGGGCGTGGTGTCGGGTGTTTCGTGTATTTGGTAGAGCTTTCGGAACTGGTCGATGGACAATGTCCACATGACGGTGTTGAAATATCCCGAGAGGTTTTCGAGGATGTTGGTATTTCTCTCAAGGGTGTCGATAGTTTTGAGGTATGCGTGGTGCACGAGGTCGCGATTGTCGGGGTGGAGGCGACGGGCCTGCGAGACGAGGCCGTCGTAATTCTCCACGAACCAATCGTCAAAGTCCCTTCGTGCTTTTGAGTTCATCGACTTTCCGCTTGTAGTGGTGGTACATACTGTCAAGCTCCTCCCTACTCCATCGGGCCGTCATCTTGGAAGCTATCAAAAGAGCCTCGGCCGTGCCTTCGCCGTACAGTTCGTCCAGTCGTATGGAGAACTTGTACTGTTCGCCGCTTCGGAAGCCGTTGCACCGCTTGCACTGAAACTGGACGTTCTTCTCGTCCCATCGTGTCTTCATGCAGGCGCGGCTCATGAAGTGCCCCGCGTCGACCTCGGTGTAGTGGCGCATGGAGCCACAGGTAAAGCACTCACCCATTCCCCGGTGGTCGCTCGCTCGAAGGCGGACGAACTGGCTGAACACCGTGTCCAGCTTCTTCACCATCGTGTTCCGGGGTGTTGGGGTACGGGATGTGCTCCCACCGCCCGCGCTCGTCCGTTTTGACGCGCTTGATTTGCTTGGCCTCTTGGAGTTCTTTCTGCTT